ATCATATGATAATTCCCAATCAGATAAATTTTTACCAGTCTTAATTAAATATGAAAACTTTTGAAACTTTAAACTATCTTGTATTTTAATACTATCAGATAAGAATCCTTTATTATCTAAATATTGACCGCCTCTTGTCAAATTATTATTGATATCCCAATTACCTGATGAAGGTATTAATACTTTATCGTATGGGAACTCTACTTCAGCAAAATCATTAAATAATATTTTAAAGAATATCTCAATAGAATCTGATGAACCTCTTAATCTATAAAAATCTATAATTTGTTTATAAAGAGTTCTTTTATCTACTGTCACTCCTCTTGGAATTGTAGCAGCAATTTCTTTTTGCATCAATTCTAAATAACCATCATCATTAGTATCAATATCCATAGCTGATTCTATAGTATTCATTACATATGATGGTCCTGGACCAACCCAATTCTTTTGTATTGTTGTTAATTTAGCTGTATGTCCATTATAAGCTGATAAGCCGTTAACAGTAAATGTTTTACCAACTTCAGAAGTTGATGTTGCAAGTGTACCAGGTAATTCATTACCATTAGTAATTGCTACATTAATAGATGTTAAAGTTATATTTGTTGTTGTTCCTGTAGGACTTGTTAATACAAGAGTTGAACTTGCTCCAGATTCATCAGTAAAAAATTTATTATTTTCGTTATTTGGGTCAGGTATTCTAAATTGAGCTAAGCCATTTTGTACAACATCAGAAAAAGTACCCGTCTCTTGATATATAAATTCATCCATGTTCATGAATGTATAATAAGCTTTTAAAAATTTATCTAGCTTATCTTTATTTTCTATTATTTCAGATGGTATTATTTGGTCAAGACGTATATCCTCTTTTGTAGAATATAAAGTACCTTGTTCGAGTTCAATCGCACCAGGTGTTAATGTCTTTTTATTTCCCATTAGCTTTTAAATCTTGACGTTGTTGAATAATTAATAGAACCAGCTGAACCAGATGTTGCAATTGTATCTATTTCTGGAGTTATTATTACAGAACTATTATCAATAGATATTAATTGGTCTCTTTTTGGAGCTAAGTCTAATGAATTAGGTACCACTGTAATTTTTATAACATCAGTTGTATCTGGTCTAAATTTATTAAGAGTTATTTTACCGTTATCTACATCTATTTCGCCAGCATCTGCTATTACTGTTGTATTAACTTGATTAACTACTTTATAAACAATTACATTCCTTTTTGTAGAACCAGCAATTGGTTCATCACCAAAGAAATGGTCAACATTATTTATTTTAAATGCAGTTGATGTAAGTAAAAAGCTTTTTGAATCTCCTGATTGAAAGAATGGAGATGAGAATGTTAAATCAAAGTTATTATCTGCATTATTTACAGGTGTAATATTTTGAAACATTCTTGGACGTACTATAGTGTTTAATATTGATGGGTCACAGTTATCTATTGCTCTTGTTAGTTGAGAGTGTCTGAACACACCGTCAAATTTATTTAAATTATTAAAGTTATAATCTGTTATTGTATCTCTTACAACTGATGATAATTCAACAGAACTTCTATCAGTTAAGTTTGGATTATATTTAAAAAATACATCTAATTCTAAATTTGTAAAGTTAGGGTCAACAATTTCTGGTGTAATTGAAACAACATTTTTACCTTTTAATATAGCACCAGTAATATCTGTTTTTTCTGCAGTTGTTAATGTATCTGCTAATAAAGGTTTAATTGCAATATAAACTTTACCGTAATCAGGTGGGTCGTTATCTTCACCACCCCATGTAGATATTGAATCAATATTACTAAATTCTTTTTTAATTATTGATGCATAATCATCAGATGTGACAGCTCTGTTTTGAGCTATAAAAGTAAGCGGTGCGTTAAATCTTATTGATTCTAGAGTTTCAGCCTCTGCTCCTCCAGCTGCAGCTGAAACTAATGTCACAGCTTGAGTTGTTCCAGCTAATAGATTATCTACTAAACTAAATGCATTAGCACCATTACTTTCAACACCCTTTGTTGTCACATAATCAATAGTGACGATATTATTATTTGATGGTTTAAATCCAGTGACTCCATCTCCAAAATATATTTCATAATAACCACTTGGATTTTCTTGTAAGTAATAAACTTTTGATGTAGAATCTACTCCTCTTAATGTTTCAAATTTAGTATATAAATCGCTTCCAGTAGATTCTTCATTTTCCTGTACACGTACGCGTAATGTACTCGTGTCTGCGTCGAAATCTGAAAGTTGAAATTTCTGATTTTCTATATCATTATCAACTCTATATTTTAATTCTCTTGCATCACCTTCAACTATTACAACATTACTAAATGTATATGTTCTACCAACTAAAGTAGCAGTTTGAGTTTCTAATACGACATATTGGAATTCATCGCCAGTAATTTGTGTTGTAAGTTTTGTTCCTCTTGGTAATGTTAAAGTAGTATTTAATGTACCACTAAAAGTATCTGGTGCTGTGACTGTAATATTTACAGTAGCTCTTGGAGATAAAACAGACCTTGGCGTATAACCCAATAGTTTTGCTCTTGTGACTACATTTCCTCTTATTTGAGCTGAATCTAAGAATGATTCATTTAATGAGTAATGAGCATTCAATGCATTATAATGAGTATTATAAGCTAATATATCTAATAATACATTTAATCCTGAGCCATCAAAATCATAATCATTAAATTCTGATTGTTGTTTTAAAAAGTTTTTGAGATTATTTTTTATATCTGCAAAATCTAGTTCTGTGACGTTTAAATTTGTTGCCATTTTATCTTAACCTTCTTAATACCATTTCTACACTGTCTTTAGTGCTAAATTCTTTTATAGTGAAAATTACTTTTATAATATATCTATTTTCATCGACCACATCTGTTATATCAATACTATTTACACTCACTCTTGGTTCATACTTTTCTATACAAAATCTAATATTATCTCTTAATTGTATATTAGTTAATACACCAGCTGGTTCAAAAAGTAATCCTCTTAAATTAGCGCCTAAATCATCTTGAAATGGTCTCTCATAAAAATTAGTTATGAGTAAATTTCTTATTGCGTTTTTTATAGCAGCATCGTCTTTTAAAGGTATAATATCCTTACGTATAGGATGTATCTTTAATGACAAATCTAAATCACGATGTGGTTTCTTTTTAGAAACAATCTTTGCTTGTTCTAAATCTCCCGATATTTGCTTGTCGCCTGTATATATTCCTGCCATAATACTATTTATATCTTTTTTCTATTAGTTTGGCACTGAAGTCTCTTGTGTTGCAGGTGTTGGTGATGCCTGACCACCTGTACCTGGAACCTCAGTATGAGTATGTGTTGCTAGTGTTGGAGAATTACCGGCATCAGTTGAAACATCTCCTGTACTATGTGTTGTTCCATTTACCAATAAATTTCCATGTATTGTTGTATTACCAGTTATATCAACTGTTGTATTTGATGCATTAACAAACACTGTTCCGTCAGCCGCTATATTAACTGTTGTTCCTGACTTATGCTGTATGTTCACTCTTTCTGAGCCTTCAGTATTATCGAGTTCGATTAAATGACCAGCTTTTGATTTATATACTTTATTATCTACAGAAGATTCTGTTGGTATATCTTGTACTCCATCTGTTTGAGTTGCAATTGAACCAATAACAACAGGGTCTTGAGCAGATGGACCATCTCTAAAAAATCCTATAACCCATGAATCTAATTCTAAATGATGATTACCACCATTTCCTTTTATAGATGCTGATGTGACTGGCATCATAACAGTAGCCCAAGGTAAATCATCATGATTTTCTACTCCATCATAATATCCATAAGCACATACTTTTACTCTATTTAATTTTAATGGGTCATCAATATCACATATTGAACCAATAAACCAAGTGAATAAACCATTTTTAAATTGGTCATCTTTTCTATTAAACATATCTTCCATCTTTCTACCTATAACTTGGAACTTGTTTTACTATAAATGAATCTTTTTTAATTTTTGTTTGTATAAAATAGCCATCTTTAGTAAATTGATGTATACAACTTGATACTAAATACTTTCCACTTAGCTCTTCATCAATATAATCTCTACCTTCGTCTAACTCTTCTGATATATCTGCTTGTCTTAATATTTCTAATTCTATAATTTTACCTGGCGCAAAATTAAAATCACCAGGTATTTTAATTGTCAATTCAGTAGTATTTAAATTGTTTTTATGTGCATTACTTTTTAATAATTGTTTTTCACCTGTAGCATCATGATAAGTATTTTTATCTTTACCAAATGCTAGTGAATTTTCAGATATATAATGTTGTTTGTACTCTTTAAAGTCTTTTAAGAATTTTTTTCCAAGTTTCATAATTTCATTTAAAGAATCTTGTCCATTTAATTTATTATCTAATTCTTTATATTCGAATTTTTTAACACTTCTAGTTTTAGTTGCAATGTCTACTTTATTCATTACACTACCAAATAATCCTTTTTCTGCAGATTCAAATTTACCAGCATTACCTAAATGAAGAAACTTTATAATTTTAGCTCTTTCTTCTTCAAAAACTCCTTTTTCATCTTTGTGATGAAGGGTTTCTTTGAAAAAAGGATGTCTATTATATTTATGATATACATCTTGTTTTAATATTTCATTAAAAGATGTTAATATTATTCCTTCTTCAGCTGTTTCAAATAGATAGCATGGTGTACCATTATCATTAGAATTTCTTAATAACCAAGATATAGCATAAAGAGGAGAGACATTAGGATATATACCTTTGACAACTTTATTTGTAGAACATCTCACATCAACTTCAGAATCTAAATGTGTTTCAATAATACTCTTAATTAATTTTCCTGTAGTATTATCAAAAGGTTTGTCTAATAATTTTGATGGGCTTAAATAACCATGCTTTGTAATACATTCAAGTGTGTATGATTTTGATGAAGGTGTAGGTTCTGAATAATTATTCATTCCCCATACATAAACTTCTAAATCAAATCCTTTTTCTCCACTATGTTCTTCTCTTATTATACTTAAATCTATTCTTTCATTATATGAAAGTTTTAATTCGTCTGGTAAATTAGCAGCATCTTCTATAAAAAGTCGTACATGCAATCCAGTACGAGTCATGCCTTCATGAATTTCTATATTATGAATAGTTGGTAATAAATTAATTTCCTTACCATTATTTGCGGTCATAATAGCTTTTTCTATTTTAAAAGCTTTAGGAGTGATAACTATTCCGTTTTCACTAGTTGTATTTGCAATATAACTCATTGTTTAATTAATTCTTTAAATCTTCTTATAAAATCATTCATTGAATTTGGATTGACAACTCTTATTTTTGAATATTCGTCATTTTTTTCTTCAAGATGTGCTCTATTCGTTACGTATTCTAATTGAGAATTGTTTGTTCCGCCTGTAATATGGTCAGCATTTGTTAATGGTTTTTTATTTGCATCACCTGCTTTATACCAATAATATGGAGCATCTAAATATTTGTATACTCTATTTGATGAAACAGAATCTGAAGTTGTAGCTCCTACAATTAATTCAGGAGCTTGAAAAACACCAGTCACTTCTTGTATAACTAATTGACTTAAATCAATTATTTTTCTTGTCACTTTACCAGTAGCATTACTAGTAGCACCAGTGACAGTTTCTCCCATTTTAAATCTACCAGCTAAACTATTTTCAAAATTGTTTGATACTTTAGGGCTTGTTTCTATTACATAACCTTCATATTGTTTTGCCATATATTCTTGTAAATCTTCTTGACTTAATGGCCAAGCACGATATCCGTCATGTAAATGGTCATTAACTAAAAATAATGTCCAATAATACATAGAACTTCCATACAATCTTTGTGATACTATATCTGGTCTTTCACCGTTTTTTATTTCATAAAATTTATAACCACTAAAATTATCTAAAAATGTAGGTAATGGTCTTACACTTCTAAATAAATCAGTCATATTTTGTTTGACGCCAGTACGATTAAAATCGTATTCTACCTTTGGAAATTGTTTAAAAAAACTCATGCGCTATCTCCGCCTGTACTAACTATTGTATTATCAACGCCTTCTGAATATCCATCTGATTCTGCTATAGCGTTATCATCAGCTAATCCATCTTCACCTCTATATAAATCATCACGTGTTAATACTCTTTCTTCTTGGAATGTTAAGTTTAAATTTAATTCTATTGGAGCACCAGTATCTTTATGCATTGCAGTTGATGTTTCATTATATACTGCTTCAAGACTTTGTAAATAACATGGTTTAATATTAGGCATATATTCATTACGTTTACCTTCAGCATAAAATGTAATATCACATAATGGTGGATAAACTAATGCAATTGCACCAGCTCTTTTTGGATATAAAAATTTTCTAAATGTTCTTTCAATAGCTCTTATTTGATTTTGCTCTTTTGCGCTTTCAGCTACTAATCTAAATGCAAATGAAAAACTTCTTATATTTGTACTTTCATATGCTGTTCTTGTATATGGATTTGTAGCTACTCCAGCTCTTAATGCTGCATTACTTGATAATTTATCAATAGAACTACCAGGCGTTAATAGTTTATCTTTTGACATAAGACCTAAAGCAGCTGTATCACCTTTACTTAAACCACCGGCTTTTAATTGCTTTATTAATCCTAATCCTCCTCTTATTGTACCAACATTCATAGTGGTATAATTAGTTGAATCGTTTACTGAAACACCTGGAGGTTGATATAAAAATATAGCAACTTTATTAGTACCATTACTTCCACCAAATCCAAATCTCATAAATGGTAAACCAGTTTCTGATGCTGTACCATTTAATTCCATAGGATAATGATAAAATTGTGATGATGATAATTCGTTCCTATCTAAAACAAAACTTTCAAGCGCATCTTTAATTTTGTTTTGTGTGCTTTCTACGACTCCTAATTCCTCTTTTGTAAATTCATCTGTCATTTTAATCCTTATAAATAAATATTTACTATAGAGTTATTTATATGAGTTATAAAGGTAGATACACATTAAAGAAGCCAGAAAAGTACATAGGTGATGCTAAAAAAGTCATCTATCGTTCTTTATGGGAAAAACAAGCATTTAAATGGTGTGAAAACAATCCGAAAGTAAAAGGATGGAATTCAGAAGAAATAGTTGTACCATATAAATCATCAGTAGATAAAAGATTACATAGATATTTTGTTGACCTATTAATACAAATGGACGATAAAAAGACATATCTTATAGAAATCAAACCAAAAAGTCAAACACAGCCTCCTAAAAAAAGAAGCCGTCAAACTAAAAAGTATGTTAATGAACAATTAACCTTTATAAAGAATCAAGATAAGTGGGAAGCAGCAAGTCAGTTTGCTGATTATAAGGGTTGGAAGTTCCAAGTATGGACAGAAGAAACTTTAAAGAATTTGGGCATAAAGATACTTTAATCTGTTATAAATAGTTTATATGGCAAGTTTATTTGATACATTACAAGCAAATGCGTTTAGAGCAGGTGTAAAAGCCCGTACAAGACAATCACGTAAATGGTTTCAAAATAATGTTAAAAATTTGCAAGTATCAAGGCAAGGTCTTTTAAAAGATACAGCTTTACAGCAAACTGGTAATACAATTCGTGGTAATATGTACATGTATTTCTACGACCCAAAGCATAAAGCAACCTTACCATATTATGATAGGTTCCCATTGACTGTATTAGTTGATGGAGCACCTGGTGGATTTTATGGATTAAATCTACATTATTTGCCATATAATACTAGGGCTAAATTTTTAGATGACCTTATGGCGTTTGGACCACCAAATCCAAAAGAAAGTTCACGTCTTACTGGTTTAAGATATAATTTAATAAGTGGTGTAAGAAAGTTTAAAGAATTTAGACCATGCTTTAAACATTACTTAGGAGCAAATGTACGTTCGCAATTTGCAAGAGTACCAATGACAGATTGGGAAATAGCAATATTTTTACCAGTAGAACAATTTAAGAAAAGCAGTAAAACCGCTGTTTGGCAGGAAAGTCTTAAACAAGCAAGAAGTCCTGGTGGGATTAGTATTAAAAATACTAAAGCTTATTACACAAGGAATAGAAAGAAAAAATGAGCGATATAGATAAACTAAAATCAACAATATCTAAAAAAGGTGGATTAGCAAAAGCTAATAGATTTAATGTTATGTTTACACCACCAAGTGGAAGTCTATTAAATGGAAATTTACAAGGTGCCATTGCCTCAGCAATATCAGGTAATTTTAGTGCAAAAAATTTAATAAATGACCCAAGAGATATTTCTTTACTTTGTGATTCTGTATCAATACCAGGAAAACAAATAAGTACATTAGATGTACAAACTGTAAAACAATTAGTTAAAATACCTTATGGTTATTTAACAGATGATGTATCACTATCTTTTTTATTGACAAATGATTATCATATGAAAACGATGTTTGATGCATGGATAAATAATATAGTTGATAATGATAAATACTGTGTAGCTTATAAAGAAGACATAGTCACAGATGTTATCATACAACAATTAGATGAACAAAATACGCCGATTTATGGTGTAAAATTAGAGGGAGCATTCCCTGTGACAATGAGTGAAATACCACTTTCTAATGAGAGTGAAAATACTATTAGTAGATTAAATGTGAGTTTTGCTTATGATAGGTATGTACCGGAAGGTGCATTAAGTAGTACGGGTAGCTTGATTAAAAGCGCGCTATCCATATTTGGATAATAATATAGGAGAATAATATTATGGCTTTACCAGAGCTAAATACCGCGAGGTATAGTATGGTTTTACCATCAACTGGAGAAACAGTTGAATATAGACCATATTTAGTGAAAGAAGAAAAAATATTAATGATGGCTATGGAGTCTGATAACCAAGAGGTTGTTATGAAGGCTGTTGTAGATGTTATTAAAGCTTGTCTTCTGACTGAGCTAAATGTAGATGAATTACCAATGTTTGACATTGAATCATTATTTTTAGCATTAAGGTCAAAATCAGTTGGTGAATCAATTGATTTACGAGTAAAATGTAGTGATAAAGAATGTGACGGTATTACAGATGTAAGTGTTAATTTTGATGAGATTGAACATCCAGTAATAACTGAGGAACAAACTAAAATTATGTTGACCGACGATGTTGGTGTAATATTGAAATATCCATCAGTAAAAACAGTCTCTAAAATGGCTGATGCTGATGAAAATGTAGAAAATGCATTAGGAATGATAGTTGCTTGTATTGATTCAATATTTGATGCTGATGATGTATATCCAGCAGAAAATGAAACAAAACAATCATTAAATAAATTTGTTGAATCTTTAAGTTCAGTACAATTTATGAAATTATCAGA